GTACGTCGAGGTACCCAATACGAAGCAATCAAATATTGCCTCAAGGATTACCTAGACGGCGAGAGTTCATACTTATTGTATGGTGACTTATCTCTGGGACAACTAGACGAATTTGGACTTATAGCTTTTGGTTTGGATCTTAACTTAACAATTGACGAGCTCCTACGCAGTTTGACCAACAAAAAGACTTCGAAACTCGCGGCCTTAAAACAGTTGATTGATGATGGAGCAAGTGATAAAGATTTGGCTGACAGTGATTTTGATACTTGGATCCGTCATTATCGGGGGCTTGGTGCTTATCGAATGCTTAGCATTACTCCAAGGTCGCACGAAATGGAGGTCATCGTACTTTACGGACCTACGGGTACCGGGAAATCTCGCTACTGCCTCGATAACTATGACAACGCCTATTGGAAACAGCGTTCAAATTGGTGGGATGGGTACTCCCAACAGGAGACCATCGTCCTCGATGAATTCTACGGCTGGCTCAAGTTCGACACATTGCTGCGACTGTGCGACCGATACCCAATGCTCGTGGAGTCCAAAGGAGGACAGATCCAACTGGGTGGAGCAAAAAGAATAATCCTTACATCGAATTGTGAACCTAAAGACTGGTACAAGGTACCTAACTTTAATGCATTCATAAGACGTGTAACTAAGTGGATTTGGATGGAAAGTTTGGGGACAAAAGTAGAGTTTGAAAGATATGATCTATTTAGTATGGCTGTTGCTAACTACATTAACTTACAAGGACTTGCTAATATAACCTTACCCTAACCTTACCCTAGTTCTGCTTTTTCATTACCCTGGCAAGGGTTAGGGCTAGGGCTAAAGCCCATAGCACCTTAACCCTTGCAACCCTTTAATTAATTGGTTGATTTTTAATGAGATCTGAAAACGTAACGCTGTACGTAATTATAACTTGAAAGTTCATTGCATCCGAATTATCATTCGGAAACGAATCTACTCCACATATGAAGTAACATTCTTTCTCAGGACCTGCGGTCGTTTCCGACGTCAACTGATTGTCGTTGTATGGACACTTCAGAAGCGTCTTTGGGTACGCAGTCATGCGGATTTTTGGCATAACTGCTGAAGTTGTTTGTGGTGCATATCTCCACTTGAAGTTTGTATTGCCTTCTTCTATTAACGTATCGATTCCTCTTCCACTTGTAAAATCGTTCACTTCTACATCTCTGATGACGTACATGCGTACGGCGCGCTCATTCGCGGCATAATACTGCGTATCGCTTGTTGTAGTTCCTGCTGTCTGATTGGTTGCATACACATTAACGGCATGTGTGTCTAGTGCCACAAATGTGATTGTAGCTTTGTTTACACGGTATCTCGAGTAAATAGCTTTGTAATTATCGAAGTACATTGGTTGATGCCCAACCCCAGTATAATCTGGATCGTGAAGATTATTAACACGAAACACATAATTTGCTGTGCTAGGTGCAGTTCCTGGATTTAGCGCAAAATTATCAACATATCGCAGGCTGACAGTCTTGCTATTAGGAAAGCCTCCTATTGGACGGCGGACTTTCATGAACCGTAATTTACGCATTCCACTACGTGAAATACCGTATCTTGTTTTCCTACGAGCATTAAACCTACTACGTAGGGCTGCTCTATTATACCCTCGTCGACGGGTTCTGTATAACCCTGCTCTCCCTCTGGTGCTTCTTACCATCTTTTGTCAAATTGTCAAATGGGGGTACCCTACGGGCACCACCCAACATAAGCCCATGGGGGTCTTGCCCGTGCCCGGGCTGGGGGGTAATACTAGCCCCCCAGCCCTCATTATTCAAAATGGCCAAGTCGAGAAACTGGTGTTTTACTCTCAACAATCCATCACCGGCTGAAATAACTTTTAACCAATCTCAACTAAAGTTGCTGATTGCCAACAAAGAGCTGGGCTTAGAGTCTACTCCACACTACCAAGGATATTGTGAGTTCAGTAACCCAGTGCCTTTAAGTACCGTTAGAAACTTTCTACCAAGAGCACATTGGGAAGTACGTCGAGGTACCCAATACGAAGCAATCAAATATTGCCTCAAGGATTACCTAGACGGCGAGAGTTCATACTTATTGTATGGTGACTTATCTCTGGGACAACTAGACGAATTTGGACTTATA